ATGAAGCTAACAGCGATGTTTGTTAAGAAAGTTTCACCACCAGAGGAAAGATCCTTTGAAGATCATCCAGACGGAAATGGACTTTTATTGCGAGTGACCAGGAAAGGACATAAAGCGTTTTACTATAGATACCGGTTCGATGGTAAAGCGGTAATGCTAAAGGTTGGCGACACAAAAGAAATGTCGCTCAAAGATGCCAGGGAAAAACACATCGAGTATCGCAAGATCCTGGCAGATGGAAAGTGTCCACGAAAAGAGTTAGCCATTCGAGCTAGTTCATATAAGAAAGAACTAACTGTTAAGGAAGCGTTCTCTAGCTGGTTCGATAATAGAATCAGCTACAAGAGAAGCGCATACCAGATATCAAGAATGCTAGAAACCAGGCTTTATCCAGTTGTAGGCGACTTGCCTATTAACAGCATGGATAACTCAGCCTGGATTAAGGTAATGCAAAACAAAGACACGCCAGTACATAACGTTAAGCTTCTGGCCCTGGTTAAAGCAGGAATTAGATGGCTGCGCGAAACGGACCAGGTAAACAATTCTGCAATGAACATTCTTCATATCAGGGCATCAACCATTGGAAGAACAGCGAAGCCAAGGGATAGGGTTCTAACTATCTTCGAGTTGAGAAGAATCTATAGCGGTATGAATAGCATGCCTTCATACGATCCCACTATCGTTGCCTGCATGAAAATCATCTTGTTCAGTGGCTGCAGGCAGGGCGAACTTCGACAAGCCAGGCGCAGTCACATCGATCTTGATGAAAGGATATGGACCGTTCCAGCAGATATCAGCAAAACCTTCACTAACATTGTTAGGCCCATTCCAGACTTTATGATCCCCTGGTTCAAGGTGTTACTTGAAAACAGTGCAAACGATTACCTGGTTCATAATTCACAGGGAAATGTCTATTGCCCTTCGCCATTTAGAAAGCTGCTAGATCCTGTTCGCAAGAATGGCGGTGTCACCGATTGGGTTATCCATAGCACCAGGCATTCATTGGCAACAAATCTTGCTGATGCAGGCATAGATCCATTTATCTGTGAAAGGATTTTGGGCCACAAAGTAAAAGGGGTGATGGGTGTTTACCAAAAAGGTTTGTTTTTAGAGAAGCAATTACACGCAATGAACACTTACTACAGTTTAGTTACTAACCAGGCAAGAGATACAATAGGGACACTTTATGTCGCTAATAGTAGGTAACAACGCAAACCCAGATGCTTAACTAATAAAAAAGGCCCGTAATTGGGCCTTTTACTTACTTCAATGAAACTGATTTTCGCATTTCGTCCCTGTTCCATACATACGTTTTTGGTTCTTCACGCTGCCTGGTGGGATCGAATACAAAAACACAACTACCTTTGTTATTTCCGTTTATCTGCGCGCCTGTTTCAAAGTTAACAAACGATATCCTTCCAACGATAAATATCACTTCTGCACAGTGCTGATATGCATGATTCCACCAGCCAACTGATGTATCAGAAGGCACAAGTAAGTGGGCGTACACCTGGCGATTAATAATCTGGTCGATCCATGGTCGAATATTGCTGTAAGGAGGATTACAGAATACACGTTCCCCCCATTTAGTATCTTCATTCAGCGCATCTTGTTCTGGTGTTAAGTAGCATGGGTGAAGGGCGGATACTTCACTAGCAGCAACATCCATATCAAAATGGCCAAACATATCCAGATATTCATACAGCCATTGCGGTGTACGCCACAAGTCGCGGATTGATGGTTCAGTATTTGATTTATGTTCAGTAGACATTAGAAAGACTCCAATAGGCGATCATACCCATTGGATTCTTCCCATTTCTTCACATCGTCTTTGCTAAAAAACGTTCTAGGGCGACTCAATACTGGATCTGGGAAGTTCCTATTCTCACGCCAGCCATGGATGGTGCGTTTAGAAATTGCCGTTGCCTGGTTACTTTTGCAAAAGATTTTATATCTGCTGCATAGACCATCGATTGAGATTAGTGATTCTTTCATTAGTTGAGTCCTCTTTGTTCTTTTGTCCAGTTTTCACGTTCCCATTCGGAAACAACTTTATACAAGCGTTCTTGAATTTCTTTAGCACCTTTCACGCCTAAACCTTTCACACTATCACTGATGTAATGTGGCGGAACATGAAGGACGGTGTAAATTGTTGTAGCACCGATACCATTAAGCATTTCTTTTTGCTTGTCGGTTAAACAGCTTAAATCATCGATATAGGTTTCAGAGGCCCAATCAATTCTATCGACCAGGTGCGGTTTGTATTCTTCAAACTTACCAAGGAAGATTTGTTTTAGATCCGCAGATAGTTCGTCTGGCCAAAATTCTTCCAGGTCAGAAGCATTAGGGAATAGTGGAATTCCCCATTCAGTAGGAGAAACAATAACGCCAATGCCAATGTTGGTTCTTACTTCGATGTGGAATGGAAAGTCATTAACCATGCGCATATTAGAATCGCGTGGTCTATGGGTTAATCCCCAATTAAAGATGTAGATATAGGCTTCAAAACCGTTCTCGCCCTTATAGATTCGATTGGTAATGTCACCATCATGCATCAGCATGTGTTGCTGCATCTTGTCTAGCTGTTCACCTAACTCAAGTAGTGTTTTGTTTAGTGTGCTGTTCTGCAGTTCCAAGTCAGTGATGCGTTTTTTGTTTTCCTTCTGGCTTTTCAGCAGCAGGCGATTCGCTTCTAAACGTTCATCGTTAACCTTTCTAAGATCCACGTTCTTCTTTTTGAGTCGAACAGGGTCTAGCTTTTGAAGTTCCTGCAGCTTTTCTTTCAGTTCATTGTAAGTCGATAGCTTTAGGCGAAATTTGACGTTTTCATCAGAAATTGCAGTTAGCTGCTTTTTGAGTTCGATTACTTCTTCTGAACTGCTAGATTTGTTGGATAGTACAGCCAGTTCCAGTGACTCTAGTTTCTTTTTCGCTGATTCATAATCATCGTAAAGAGCATTGTATTCAGCATCTGCCTGGTTCATCGCTTCACGTATGAAATGTTCATTACGTTCAATGAGAGAGGTGAATGAGTCTGTGTGAGATTTCAGAGTGCGCATTGAGCTTGCCAATGCGGTTTGTGGGGTTACTGTGGTCATTGCTTACCTTGCATATAAAAGTTAATATACATTCGTATTAAGTTTGGTCACTTAATGCAAATAGCCTTAATTGGCTGTTACCTTGTTAGAAGGCCCACTTGTTCGCAAGTGGGCTTTTCTTTTGCGTTCTATTTCTGAACTGCGCAGAAGTGTACCAAACAAGACAAGATTACGCACTAATAATTTACTAGGTGCATCTATCGCACTTATTACAGGCAAAAAAAAGACCATCACAAAAATATGATGGTCTGTTCCAATGTGGAGTTTTACCGGACTAAACGACTAGATCAGAATATCACATAGCATTCGTATGTAGCGATTATTTTCATCTGTTCGGTCATTTCCAGCGATTTCAATTCTTCTGGTATACCTTCTTCCAGGCTGCGAAGAAATCTTCTTCCATGCGCAGCGTAGTATTCCATGTATTCCACAGAACCAAGGTCTGATGTCTTTGCTATAACCATCTGTCCAGATACTGGACTCTTTGCAGTATCGAAAATCACAACACCAGTATTCTTGAATCTGCCGATAGGATTTTCCATGCGAACAGCAAACTTAGTTGGGCTGTTACCAGTAGGGCATGGGAATCTAACGTGATCAGTATCGGTGATTGTATTTTCAATCATATCCATTGGATCTGAATCAGAGATCTGGTTGATGGTGAATAACGGTGCGCCTAAGTGAAGGCGATTGTTACGTTCAGCATCGTCCAGGTTAATGTGTCCTTCACCAGTAATCATCCATTCAACACGACACTGCAGGCATTTTGCCAGTAGCAACGCACTATCCACCATGATTGATTTTTTAGGTGAAAGCATGATGTTGGTGATCACTGCGCGAGATACGCCAGACATTTCCGATAACTGTAAATTCGACCTAATTTTTAGGTCGGCCATTCTGCGCTCTACATTGTTCGCAAGAATAGATTTTGATTTGTTCATTTGCTGCCCTGTTTTCGGTCACTTGATGGTGTGAATCTTACACGCATTAAATGTAAACGCAACATCTCAAATGGCAATCGAACCTATTTTGTGACGCGCATTAAGCAGGATTCTTTAGGCCAAATAACGTATACGCAGTAATTTTTTCGGGAACATAATCACAATGTTGCCTATCGCACCAGCCGCCCGATTGTTATTTAACCGTTTATAGGGAATTGATTTCATGCCGTTTCATTGTAGATCGGAAAATATCAGTGCAATGACTTGAAAGGATCACTGATGGAGTGTAGTTTTCAGAAACGAAAAAGGCATCCCGAAGGATGCCTTAATCTATGTTCCACCCAAACCACCACAGAAAGGGAACTTGAAACAACGGTGCTGATTATACATGCGTTGTTCCCTTCTTGGCAACAAATGGAGTTAATCAGTGGCATCTTTACCAAAAAGACACAAAACACTAGTTAGATATGTAGCAGAAGCTACAGAAGTATTCCGCAAGAACAAAAATCTAAAAGGCCGAATCCTTCTGGCCCTCATAAAACACATCAACGTAAAACACTGGTCCTGCTTTCCATCCACTGAACGTTTAGCTCAAATGGCCAATTGCACCAGGGAAACAGTTTCAAGAACCATAAAGCTATTCAAGCAAATGGGATTCCTTCACGTTGAGTATCGAATAGATCCAGAAACCAAAATTAATATGACTAACGTTTACACCATCGACTTCAAAGCGATGATGCAGGCTATTCGTCCATGGCAGACGGTAAAAGGACAACAACAAAGGTTTGAATCTGCTGCTGCTGCTGTGGATAAAGAGACAGTCCAGGAACAAAAACCGTCACATGGAAATGATCACACTAAGTATTTATCTAAAGATAAAACAGAACATAAAGAGAAAATCTCTTTTTCTTCTGATAAGCCAGTGAAGCGAAGCAAGCCAGCTAGATTATCTAACCCTAGATCTTATCTCGCAGAATGCAGACGCAAAGTAAGTGACGTTATGGGCAAAACCGCTGTTAACGTATCAGTTAAGCGATTTGGATTTAAATATCTGAATTTTAAAGAGGCACAAGCTGCAGGGTTAAACTGGATGGATGGGACAGAGTAATGACCAGAACACTTGATGATGTCGATTTGATAGATCGTGTTCCCAAAAAGAACGGAAAGCGATTCATTCATGTTGATGAATACTTCCAGAGACAAAAAGAGCGAATCGAACGCAGCACCAGTCTGCACGATGTGATAAAACAATCGAATCGAGTAGGACGACCAACTGATAAGAAGCGAAGGGGAGAATGGTAATGGGCCTTAGAAGCAAAATAGGGGTTTTATTTTTTGAATGCGCATGCTGCGGTGAGTCCTGGTCTGAATTAACCAGGAACGTATCCACAGCCAATCCTAGCAAGTGTGATGGATGCGATAGCTACCATGAGCACTATCACTTTGAAAACACGCCAGGCGTGGTTCTAGATGCTGCTGGTGGATGCACCGATAAATCGATTGCTGATGAATACGCGAAGAATACTGGTGACGTTCTATGATGGGTCGCAAGGCAAGCAAGTATGAGCAAATCTATATCGAGGCTGCTATGCGATCCACTGGATGCCTGGCCTGCCGTGTAATGGGCCACGACACTGACGTTGAACCAGAATACCTAGAGTTCCACCATAACCCACAGATTGGCAGCAAGGACCGATACGCGCATTTCTATGGGTATCCACTTTGCCCTATACATCATCGTGGCGCTGTCGGCATGAAAATTCCTGCCAGAGAACCAATTAGACATCCACCTTTATCTTCAAAAGTTAAGTTTTCAGAAGTGGTAGGTGATGATTTTTCACTGGCTAAAAAGGTATGGGATAGGCTGCCACTAGAGGCGATAGACGCGATTGGGGAAGGGCTTGGAGTCTGGTCCTATGAAGATCTAAATGCGGCCTGGCTTGCCGATCATGGTGTGAGTTGAACACGATTTGATTGTGTTAATCATTGCACGTAGCGTAATTAAACGATACATTCCGTTTACGCAAATAAAGTGAGGATATTAAACAGATAATGGGTATCTCAATTGGCATGGAGCAGCAGGCCCACGCTTCTAACCACGAAATTAGAATGGTTAAGCAGGGTTTTAAGGAACTATCGCCTAACCCTTCACATAAATTTTTGCCTTATGAAGAACTAGCCAGTGCAGGTTTGCGTTCAGCTACGCGATTACTGGCCATGAAGAAAGATTGTGGTGTCCAGGATATCGTTGAGCTTATTTGCACCGAAATGGGATTTAACAAGCGTGATTACGTTATGTGGTGTTCGCGCATAGGTTTGCCTAAACGCCACGTTAATTCTTTTTTGCGATTCATGGAAAGGCATCACGTTCCATTTGGGAAGCACCAGCTAATTCCAACTAATTTTTTAATAGCGCATCATTTCGGTGTGTTGGCGGTCAAAGAACAAAAGAAAAGGTATCAAACAAAATGACCAAAGTAGTAGAGAGTAAAGACAAGGATGAAATCTATGCGAACCTGCTTAACGAGTTCAAGCAGCACGACACAGCATTCGTAACATTCGGTCTTTCATTCATAGAAGAATCCGATGCAACGGCAGTATCGTTGGGCCTGGCTGCAGTATCTGACAATCCAAGAATTAACCTGGTTGTTACGGAGCTTCACAAGATCATCAACGAGCATAAGGAATTATTGATGCGTGAAGCCGTGGCTTCTGCTTATAAGATAGCTGGCGCTGAAATGGCGTGTCAGTGTGGTAACTGCGGTTCTGATGATGAAGAAGAACTAACGCAGGAACACCTAGAGAAGATGCATGGCGGAAAAGTCCACTAATCGCCAGGAAGTTTTTCAAAAGGCCAGGGAACTTGGCTTGTCTGAATTTATGGTTGAGCTTGCAAAGTACACTGGCAAGTTCGAACACGTATCAATTAGTTTAAAAGGGGTAGAGATAGCCAGTTATGGAAAAGACAACATTAGGCGATTACGCGCTTCAACACGGCCTACGAGTAACGGATCTTGCAAAACATTCTGGTAGAAGCCGATTCACTCTCAATTCATGGTTTACATCTGACATCACGATTATTAACTGCATCATTCGCTCATGTGTTGCTGAACGTAATTTCGAGTTGTCAGATGAAAAGATGAATTTCGCAACTGCAAAAAAATAAACACACATCCAGTGCCAGGCGATCCCTGGCATTTTCACATCTAAGGTTTACGAATGGCACATAGAATTAGAGTTCCTAAGCTGGCAACGCTGCTAAAGAATGGAACACCTGCAGGGTTCACGATTGATAGGCGTGGCGAAATGGACAAATTTATCTTCGATCTGATGATGGCGCAGAAAGATTATGGCTTGAAAGAAACAGAAATAGGCGAGTTCACGAAACGATATACATCACCAAAGCATGATTTTGTCGTGAAGCAACATTATAACCGTGACTTCTGCCTAACTAAGATCACCGTGGCATCCACAAAGATCGGTATTTAGTATCGAACCAAAATAAAGTGTTGCACTCGCACCACGCTGGTGTATCATGTTCAACATAGACACTGACAAGGTAACAGACCAATAGAAGGAATTAATATGCTTGATGATATTAACTGGGGAGAGCCATCAAAAACTAAGGTTGGTTTTGTTCTTCGATGCATTCATACATATCGTGATGACAAAAATGCGCTGCAGGTTCGTGACGGATACCAGAACTTCTACACGATAGAAGAAGGGGCACGTTATATGGATCAGTTCGTGCGTTCTATGGTTGGCAGGCTGAACATGAAAAAGATATTCATGCAGGAGCGCAGAAGGGTTATAGGCAATGGCTCTCAAACCATCAGATTAAAACTCTATCCAGCCAATGAGCCGCAATACAAACACGATTATTTATAAAGGACCAGACCAATGAAAACTTTAGCTTTAGTGGCAGCAATGGCCAGTGCATCAACATTCGCTGCAGTACCAAACACATTCCATTCTGGCGATGTAATTACCGCTCAATCAATGAATGAGAATTTCGAGTACCTGGATAGCAAGAACCAGACCGCAGGCCAGGATTCACAAGATGAGCTTTTATACTTCAACACTAACGAACAAGAGTGTAACTACAGAGAGTGGAGAGAGACGACTCAACAAGAGAGTCCAGTAAAGTCAGATCCTTTAAAGTCGGACTACGTTGATACCACAATAAAATCGTTTTCACATGAGTGGAATATTCGCGGTGTAGGCAAGGCGGTGCTAACTTACGACAACTTTAGACTACATGAAAATGCCGTCATAAACGGATACCCATCGCAAGTTGATTATTATGCGACATTTAAAGTTGATGAAGATACTGGTGTTACTTATTTGGAAATGATGCCACATGTTCGCATAGATCTAACAGACGATCTAAGGGTGTCTATCAATGACAATGCTATGTATGGAATAACCATGGCTGGTGATTACCTAACAGATCGCCAGGTGTTCGACCACATGCATCAAATGATCCAGGAACAGGTTAATTGTCTATCCATAACGAAGGTTAAGTGATGCGATATCTAATTCTAATTGTAATCGCTTCTGTTCTAGCTGGCTGCGGTGGTGGTTCTAGCGAATCATCTGCAGCACATCCAGAACAAGCTAAACAACCATCGCACCAGGAAAACAGCAAATTCGGCAGTTCAAAATTCGGAACTGCAAAGTTTAAGTAAAAGGTAACAGACCAATGGCAACAAAATATTCAGTTTCAAATCTGCGCGACTATATGGAGTCAAACAGATTGGAGGCCCATTCTGATCCATCAATTGAATGTGATAGCTATGATCTTGCAAAGTCAGAGCTTTATGCATATTTCAATAAATGGAATGGTGCTGCTGCTGGAAGCGATGATTACATTGCTACCCAGATTGATTCCTTCGACAACAACATGATTATGTTCAGCATATCGTTCAAAGATTATGTTGTTACTCACACAGTGAAAATAACAGAAATGTGATACTTTCGCGTCACTTGGTGTTGCATTCGCACAGTGTTGGTGTATTATTGCCTTGTTCCCAGCAAACTAACAAGGTAGACCACCATGAACCACACCAAATACGACAAAGAAGTTCAGAAAGTAATTCTTCCAATTAAAGCATCATTGCCAGAAAGCAAATTCAACTTTCAAGATTCAATTCTGGCAATCGTGTTTATTGTAATGTTCATGTATGTAATCCGAGGCATCGCACATGCAATTTAAAACTCTATTTGAAACAAACCAGGACACGCTAAAAGCACTTTCGTGCCAGAGAAATGTAAATAAGCTGGTGGATGAAGCAGAACTAAGTTCCTACCAGATTAATTCGATAATCAACCGACTAGAAAAAGCCGCAAAAACTAAAGCAGAGCAAGAACAGAAATTTTTGAAAATGTTCCAGGCTAAACGAACGATAAAATCGATGTTCCCAGGTCTAAGTGATATCGATCTAGCGAGGCTTTTAAGGAAAGTTACTAATGGTTGAAACTGATTACATCGCATTCGGACTAACGTCAATATCGATAGTAGGGTGTACGTTTTCATTTTTAGGCATGTTAGCCACTTCCAGGACACTAAGACTATCGCAAGAGGCGAACCTGGAAGCGCTGCATGTAGTAAGGCAGCAAGTTATTTTAAATAGCAGAACGCATCACAACGATGATGTAACAGCAAAAAATATAATGCTGCTAGGTGAAATCGATACAAAAATTCTCGAACTAGAACACAAGTTAAACGACATTTAAAAATAAGGTAACAGACTAATGAAAAAGACACTAATCGCCCTGGCCATGGCAAGCCTATCAGCTACAGCAAGCGCAGAGGCACTAACTACGCCAAATGATACTGTTATTTCTGGTGGTTACGCTCAAAAGCAACTTAGAGACGCACCGGGCATTCCAAAGCTAAACGGTTACACAATTCAGATTCAAAAGAACCTAAACGAATACTTTGCGCTGCAGGGTGGTTTCGCTGATGTTGAAGCAAGCAAGGATCTAGGGTTTACCAAAATTTCTGGATCTCTATTAAGCACTAACTTTGATGTTAAGTTAGGTTTTGATGCAACTGTTAACGATTCGCTTGTATTCCATCCATACGCGAAAATGGGCGTGGTTTACCTAATGACTGATGTAACAGCTTCTGGTGTAAACCTTGATTATCTATCCAGTGATCTTGGTGCAGATTTTGGAATGGGCCTTGAAACAACCATAGGCGACACGGTGGTTATCGATACTGGTTATGGCTTCCAGGGCATCGGACAAGATGGGTACGACCAATATACGGCAACAATCGGATTTAAGTTTTAGTAAAATGAAGGCGACATTTTTTGTCGCTTTTTTTATGGGTGAAGGTATGAAAACTTTAGTATCGCTATCTGGCGGTAAAACATCAGCAACGCTAATAGAAACGTTTGGCAAAGATGCAGACTACATATTCATGAACACAGGTTTTGAACATCCAAAAACCTATGAGTTCCTACGAAACCTGAAATCTCACTATGGCGTTAATATCATCTGCCTAGAACCAATCGTGCATTTTGGTGTTCGCAAGTCAAACACCTATAAAATCATCGATGTTGATGATGCGAAGCTAAACCCATTCATTATGATTCAGCACGTCCAGAAATACGGTGGCTTCACGTTCAAGCTATCCAATTGTTCTGAACGCATTAAGACCAGGGTTATAGAGTCATACGTCAAAGAGAATTACGAGAAGAAGGAAATACCATTCCGCCAGGTGATCGGCTTTAGAGTCGATGAGCAAAAGCGCATGTTAGGTCGCAAGGCGTATAAGCTTATTCGTGCGCTTGGCTACACTGCAGATGATGTTGTTAGCTTCAAACAGCATTGGGTTCAGATATTTCGTGAATCTGGCGCTGCAGAGCTTGAATACGATATTCGCAGCCGATTCCCAATACCACCAGCAGATATCGATCTAACTGTTCGTTCAATAGTCCAGAAGGTTAAGTACCTATCTAGATACAGCATTGAATACATGGCTGAACATTCAGACTTCGACAAACAAGATGTAGCAGATTTCTGGTCTGATATGCCTTTCACGCTCGATATACCAGAACATCTAGGTAACTGCATATTCTGTGTTAAGAAAAACAGAAAGAAGATCGCCCTTGCTGCGCGTGATTGTCCGTGGGCCGTTCCACTATGGAAATACATGGTAGACCAACGCAGGGCAGACGATATGGAACGAAATAGACAATATGCCTTCCCTGGTCGCAACAAATCACTGCAGGAAGTCATAGATGAATACGCACACGTATCTACAGAAGATTTGCGTGATTGGGTATATAACAACGTAGATCCGAATGAATCAGCATGTGCGACTGCATGTGATCCGTTTGGAAGCCAATTAGACATTATGGAGGAGCAATTAAGTGAAGCTGAAATTTAAGAAACTAAACCTAGATGTGGTTATCCCAGAATACAAAACACCTGGCGCAGCAGGTATGGATGTCTGCGCCACTATGGACGTAAAGCTACAACCAGGCGAACACTTTCTAATGCCATTAGGATTCGCTTTAGAGATTGAACCAGGATACGCGGCTTACTTAATTCCACGTTCTGGCGCTGGATGTAAGGGTTTAAACCTAAAAAACACATTAGGCCTTATTGATTCTGATTATCGTGGTGAAGTTCGCTGTCCAATTGAATACAAAGGTGTTCGTGAATTGATGCTACATAATTCAGATTTAGGTGATCGCATTAGCGGTTTTGTAGCAAGAGATTATGGATACGAGGTTAAGAAGGGCGCTCGAATCGCGCAGTTAGTGATTGCACCAGTTATCCAGGCAGAAATTGAAACAGTCGATGAACTAAGTTCCACTGAGCGTGGATGTGGTGGTTTTGGCCACACAGATAAGATGTAAGCAAGTCACCTTTCGGCCATCAATAGGTCATAATCCCATCAAAAGCTGATATTATTGGGCCATAACTAACAAGGTAGTATTTATGGCCCTTACACCAGCACAGAAGCAAATCCAGAAAGAATCACGTTTAGCCAGGGCAGAGGCGCAGCATAGGCGCGTTATGAATGCGTTATGGGGATTGCCAGAACCAAAACTAGAACACATTTTTCATCCGGTCCGTAAATGGCGCATGGATTATGCATGGCCAGATCTCAAGATAGCACTAGAGATTCACGGATCTACATTCGCTGGTGGACGACATACCAGGGGAAGTGGTTACGCAGAAGATCGTGAAAAGATGATGGAAGCGCAATTACTAGGATGGATCGTTCTAGAAATCCCTACAACTAACCTGGCTGGCATTCGTGGATGGGTTCAACGAGCTTTTGACTACAGACTTAATGAAAATACTTTAAAAGAGGTTTAACCAATGGCATATACACCGCAATTCGACCAGGGATGCATTTTCGTGCGATCTGGTGATTCAAATATCGTTGATACATTTTATTTCTACGCAAGCAAAGCAGAAGCCACATCACTGTGGAATGAGCTAAAAACTAAGGCTGGTGGTGAACAACACCTACTAGATTGTGATACTGCTGATATGTCACGCATCCAGGCAGGTACTAGCGATCCAGACAGCTATCATGTTATCGATGAAGAAGGCAATACGGGAAGCAGCCTTCCATCGCCAACCGCTATCCATGCAGCGTTTTACTGGGCCGGTGACGACTTTACAGCAGCAAACGTAGTATCAGCAGACGATCTTAACGGTGGTATCTGGTTATCAGATGGTGTTTGGGTTAAGCCTACTGCAACTGGCAAGACACCAGCAGACTTCAATATTGATGGTTCTGGCATCACTGTCACCGGCCCTAACGTTGGCGGTGCATTTAACCTTGTCTCAAGCACAGAAGGCACTAAGGCAATCCACATCGCATCACAGGGTCTAGTAACGCTTGATAAGCAGGTTGGGTTCGTAGATGAAAACAAACCAACTACAGTTCAAATTGCTGATACAGGCACTGCAGGCGAACAATTTTTCCTTCACTACCAAAACCTAAAGGGTGACAAGGTAGTTAGCGCTGAAAAGACAGACCTAGATATCGTTATCTTGAAAGGCACTACTGGCAATACACCGGCAGTTAAAGGCACTGATTACACCTTCCCACCAGCAACAAAGGTTCTAACGTTCCTTAAAGCTGGCACATATCGCATTGGTATCACCTACAAAGGTGAAGCACCACTAATGGGTTCAACGCCTACCGTTATCGCGGCACAAGCATAACAAGAGGTAACGGCCAATGGCTATCACACAAATAAATTCAGCGCGTGACACATTAAAGCTACTGCAAACCGTTTTCGATATAACTCAACCAAACATCACGGCTATAACGGTTCGTGCTGCTGTGGATGAAATACCTACTATCGAGATTGAATCAGTGGCAATGGAAAAGGGCGCGTCTGCCGAGGTTAACCGGATTTCAGACGGAAAAGGAATTAGGAAGTTTGAAGTCGTAATGAAAGAAATAAGCGATGAGCAATGCATTTAAGTATTTTTTCCCGATTGTCCTAACGCCCGTATTAACTGTCGTTGCAATAACACTGACCAACGACAAGACCAATGCAGTGCAGGATAAGCAAATCAATTTTACTAACAACCGAATAGACAATGTAGTAAGTGAATTGCATGTAGCTACAACCAAGCTACACAGTCTAGAGGTAACAGAAGCAATTGAACGTACCAAGCTTATTAGGGTCCAGAACACACTAAACAGCATGGAATCAAAATTAGACGATATACGAGGCCAAATGTATGAACGTAGGCGCTATAGCAAAACTGGTCACACTGGCGATGCCGATACTTGAAAAGTTCTTTTCAGACGAACAAAAGAAACCTGATCCACTACGCATTGTTGCCGTGGCATCACTGTTCTTTTGTTTAACCTGGATGATTCATATTTACGGTGAAGACACAGTAGATTCAGCACTTACAATGCTGGATGTGCTAACAGAGGCCATGGGGTTTTAAATGACCGAAATTAAAGTGCATCGCAGTGATGGCTTTTATCAGTCAGTCGCATGGCACAAGATGCGTTCACATATCAGAAAGATTAGCCGGTATGTATGTAATCGGTGTGGAAAGGACTGCAGAGGCAAAGGTAAGTCTGTAGTCAACCACATCAAACCAAGAACCAAGTTTCCACATCTAGCATTAGAGCCAAGTAACCTAGAGCTAGTTTGTACGGAATGTCATAACAAAGTTTGTTCCAGGGACGATAAGAATCCCAATCGTGGAGCATCTAACAAGGGGATACCAAATGATCCAACATCAGCGTGGTCGAACTACTAGCATTCATCTGCTAGCAAACCATATCAAAGTTATCCAGGCCCAATATGGCAATTGTGTACCTGTTACCGTGTATCTGAATGACTTTCTAGAGGGAAGTGTCCAGGCAGGTGTTCATGCAGCAAGAATGGTTCAAGCCAACGTGCGCCAGGATATGCGAAAAAACGATAGCGAGAACGATGCGAACCTGGAAAAAATTAAGGAAGTTATTCGCCAGCTAGAAAGTTTTCCTATCGATATGGCAAAATAGATGCGTTTAGTTCCATTGTGTTCCATTCACTGCATGTTAGTATAGTGAGATAACCACACAGAAAGGTATTTACCAGTGAAGTATGTAATTTGTTATTCCGGTGGCCATTCTTCTGCATTGTGCGCGATAGAAGCTGTTCGCAAGCATGGAAAAGAAAACGTTATTCTTCTAAATCACGACATTACACCAAAAGTAGAAGATGAAGATATAAAGCGCTTCAAACAGGAAGTGGCTGATTATTTGGGCCTAGATATCACGTATGCAAACCATGAACGATGGAATACAGCAACGCCAGTACAGGTATGCAAGGATGCTAAAGCTTGGAAAGTCGATAATGGTACTGCGCTGTGTACTAACAGATTGAAGACTGCACCTTTCAAAGATTGGCTGCAGTTATGCGATCCTAATCGTGAAAACGTTTATATCTATGGGTTTGATAATAATCCAAAGGAAATGGCCAGGGCGACACGCAGAACAGGGATATTAGGCAGTGACGGATACAAGACTGACTACCCACTGATAACATGGGAACGAACCATATCCAGCACAACGGAAATTGGTATTGAACCACCATTGCTATATAACCGATTTGTTCATGCCAACTGCATAGGCTGTTTAAAAGCTGGATGGCAGCACTGGTATATCGTTTACTGTGAACGTCCTGATATATGGGAAGAAGCAAAAGAAGCAGAAGAAGCTATCGGTTACGCTATTCATAAGGATAAGGATGGAGCTGTTTACCTGGAAGATAAGGAAGAATTGTTCGAGCTAATGAAGATAGCAGGTGTAGAACCAAGCGAACACGTTCACTACAACAAATTCTGGCCTATCGCTAAACGTAAAGCTGCAGAAGTTATGGAAAGCATTAAGCTGGTGGAAATGGATGAACTAGCAGAACATGATGATGGTGTATGCCTGGATTGCATGGCGTGATAGGATAGCCTGGCTTTATGTCGAAGCAACGCACTATTGTTATAAGAATAAGGGACTGTTTACGCAGTCCCTTTTTTTATCTACGAGTAATGAATAGATGCATCGCCAGTCGCTAATACATCAGCGTGTCGTCTAGATCGGAGGGGGGTGTCATTTTTGGCCCACTTAGAATCTAAAGCCTCAATCTTCACTTTTTCAAAGTCATTATTTTTGATGGCGGCAATCATGCGCTTGAACTTGAACAATCCTCCAATACCGAGCTGGTAAGCCATGCTGATAATGATGGCCTGTCGCGATTCATTTAAGCCACGATACCACGAGTGATTTGCCATGATTTTTTCTAGTTCTTCGATGTGACATTTAAGCCAATATTCTGCAATGGCTGGTGGCATGGTAAACGTATAACTTTCTAACACATCGTGTCGTCTACCAATCTTTAAACCGTAGCCAATAGTTGGATAACCTTCACTGCAGTAATATGGCTTTCTTCTATAGCCTTCTTCTCGCTTAATGATTTCTACCTTTAAATCCACTTCCAGTACCATTTTTATGAATGTTGAACGGATTCTATCAGAATCACGCCCAGCCACATTTTTTTGTTCCCCAGGAATTAGATCCCAGGCAACCCAGGAGGTAATTTCCCCCCAGGGTTTTGCATACTGGTGGTGAAAAAAGGGGGATTTGGCGAGTCAAACCAGGTCAGAGAAAGTGAAAGTAGAGGTATTTTTGGCTATTTTTTTTTAGGTTTTTACATTTTCAGACCAACGAGAAAAAACCTAAATTGAAAAGTTCCCTCTATATACCAATTTAAAGATCTTCATGCTGCTAGGTGTCTAACTGTGTGCATCCTATACACCAGGCAGCAGAATTGCACCGCAAAGATTTCCGCAAATTTTGCATTCTTTTGTTGACACCACAAACCATTCGTTTAAGATGGCCACACCAACACGGAAAACCACCACAACAAATAAGGTTACAACATGAACACATTCAACATCCGCAAAACAATTAAAGAGCTTGGTTTTGATTCTGCAGCAGGGTTGGCAAGCGCGCTAGGCGTATCGGTGCGCACTCTTGAAAACTACCAAACAAAGGGAATTATCCCACAGCATATTGCTCTAGCGCTGCAGGGATTGCGTCTAAATTGCTTTGATGGATGTATGACTCGCAAAGAATACTTTGAGGCTGTAAAGCGCACCGCAGACCAGGTTTACATGATGAGCGTTGAATACATCGCATATGAGAAGGATCTTGAACCTATCGCATCAAACGTTGATCGTGATGAAGCAAGCGAGCGATTCCACGAATTTTCAATGGAGTTAGCCGATGATCATGAATACATCATTTACAGCCATAACCACCGCTTTGTGCTGCTACACAGCGACAACACAGACGCGATTTATGATCATGGTGCAATGGATGATAGTGATATCTCTCACTTGCTTATAAACCACGGTTTAGAGCGTGTTGATACCGTCCGCGCACTATGGGCGTTTTATGCTGATGTTATGGAAGCTGTTCAAGCAGAAGCTGATATCCAAGATTGGAAGGAATAAGCAATGATTATCGAATTTCAGCAAGCAACCAACAATGAATCTATTGTGCTGTGGGATGATGAAGCACCGATAGCACACAGTTTTGAATTGTCAGAAATGGCCATTGCATGGCTCAAAGCATGGGAATGCAGCGATCTATATGAATGGGAGCTAGACAACGGATTTAACCAAGATGATCTAATAGCTGAGGTGGTGTCGCACATGCCACACCTAGATCTAGATGTGCGTGACGGTGACTGCACGATGGTTGAATACCTATTCCTAGACCAATATGATCGCCATTGGTTAACTCAAATCAAGCGATAGCACACACCACCAAAAAGGGCGCATCTAGCGCCCTTTTTCATACCCCCGGGTTTGGTTCTTTTTGTGTATATGCACCTGGTTGCAACACTAGAACTAAATCCGGGCTTTTGCGTCTAGCGATACTGACACACCACACGCCCACCACACACACCACACCACACGCCCACCACACACACCACACGCCCACCACACACACCACACGCCCACCATAGCAGCCACACGCCCACCACACGCCCACCACACACGCCACACGCACACACCACACCACACCTGCAGCAGATGCAGCACACGCACACCAACACCGATCACCATCTATGTGAGGGCGTATGCTGCAGCACACACACACCACACGCACACCACAGAAGCAGACCAGGATCATCACAGCTAGCGCACACATGCAGACCAGGATCGCCACATCTGCAGCAGCAAGCAGACCGGAAAAGTAGTTATATTCTCGCCACCAAATAAAATTATTTTCATGGCAAATCAGCCCCGATCCACAGCATGGGAAGCCAACAAAACAGGCACACAGACCAGGTGATCCGCAGCTTTGCGCAGCCTATGCAGCAGTTCAAAATTTTTTTCAGTGAAATCATAACCAGCGCGAAAATTTTTTTTTTATAAAAAATCATCAAGGGACGAATGGGGATTTGTGTTGCAGACCGGGGGGGATGGGGTGAATTTTGGGTTAAATCGCTGAATCGAAGGTTAAGGTTAATTTTGCGATAACGCTCAGAAAAACCGATCCCCAAGTGTCGGTGCATATGGAAAATGTCGATTTTTCGGTGTTCCCTCTTTATTACAGAAATGGCCGTTTTTCATGGTATTCTTGCAACATACAGGGCAAAAACAGACCAAAAAGGGGCAAAAGATGGCAAAAAGTGCACTGGAAAAAACATCAGAAGCGGAGAAAGCGCGTAAACCTGTCAAAGTTCCATCAGGTGTGAAGTTCACGCTGCAGGAAAAAAAGCTGTGGAAGGCACTAACATCGCAACGCCTGGAATGGGACGATTCGGAACTGGTCCAGCTAGTTAGGATTGTTAATCTGGATACGGAATCGAAAAAAGCGCAGCAGCAGGTCGATGAGCAGGGTTTAACTATCTACTCAAGCCAGGGAACTATGATCGCGCATCCACTGATAAAGGTTAAAGCGCAAAACATCGCACTTATTAATCAGATTCTTAGAATGCTTGGTATGTATAACAAGGATACCAGGGCGCTTAATACTGCGACCAAAGAAGCAAATAAGACAAACGAAAATGAAGATGGCCTACTAGCGTGATTACCTATGATGATTTGCCTGGATACATCAAAGGTGCGATTAAATCAGGCGTAGTTCCAGTTATTAGAGACTGGCGTAACAAGCACCTGCTTAAAGATAGGGATTTAACACCGGCAGAGATAGTTTGTCGGTTTGCAGAAAGGTATCTAAAAATTCCAGAAGGTGAACATGTTGGCAAGCCATTGCGCTTAACCATGTTCCAGGAAGTATTTATACATTGTGTGTTCCAGGATGGTGTTGATACAGCAATACTATCCATTGCCAGAAGGAACGGTAAAACATTCGTTATAGCGGTAATTTGTTTGGCCCTTCAATTCAGTTCGCTGGCTATGAGAAACCGTGTTCTTGGTTCTGCTGCAATGAGTAGAGATCAGGCTGCACTTCTATTTCGTGCGATGTCTCAAATGATTGAAATGAGTCCACCGCTAAAATCTAGGGCAAAAATTACCGATTCTGCCAAAAGGATTGTTAATCTAAAGAACGGATCAGAATATTACGCACTATCTGCAGATGCTAAAACTGGTCACGGTAAATCATTAGCAATACTCATACTTGATGAGTCTGGCCAGATCGTTGCACCAAACAATGACTTTGTGGATATGCTTATTACATCGCAGGGTTCTTATGAAAATCCGCTTTTCATTACTATTTCAACGCAAGCACCAGCAGACAGATCATGGCTATCTCAACAAATTGATGGTGCTACAGCTAGTCCTAGCAATAATGTGGTTTGCCACGTTTATGCTGCTGATGAGAAATGTGATCTAACTGATGAAGAGCAATGGCTAAAGGCCAATCCACTGATGGGCGATGGTTATCGATCTAAAAAGGACTTGGTTAAGCTATCTCAGAAGGCGGAAAAACTACCTACTCAAGAGAATGGTTTCAGAAACCTAAACCTAAACCAACGAATAACACTACAGCAGTTATGGTTATCGCCTGGCGTATGGAAAGAAAATAGTGGTCCAGTAAATATGCAGGTGTTCAGAGATAACCCGGTATCGTTGGGCCTGGATCTATCTCAAAAGAACGATTTAACTGCTGCTGTAATTTCTGCTACTGATGATCAAGGTATCACACATGTTAAATGCTATGCGTTCACTCCAATGGAAGGTCTGGAGGATAGGGCCAGGGAAGATCGAAACCCTTATGATGTGTGGGTACGTGATGGCCATATGGTTGCTGTCCCTGGTCGCACCATAGATTACGACTGGGTATGCCAATATCTAAAGCGTGAATTTGATGGCAGGGGGTTCGAAGTTGGTTCAGTTGAGTTTGATAGGTGGCGCATCAATGAGCTAAAAGGTTCTGCTGAAAGGACTGGCTTTGCTCAAATGGCTGAATGGCACGAAGTTGGCCAGGGATTCAAGGATATGAGTCCACGTATCGAGGCCATGGAAACTGCATTGCTACAGAACAAGGTAAGGCATGGCGACTGTCCATTGCTTCTACTTGGCGCTTCCAATGCTGTTTCTGTTCAAGATCCTGCAGGTTCAAAGAAGCTAGATAAAACTAAAGCTGCAAACAAAATAGATACCATCGTTGCTATGGTCCAATCAATCTATCCAAAAATCACCACTGCCACTGAAACATACGAGGGCGATCTGTCCTGGTTGGTCGGTTGATTTACACTGTAAATTTCATGAGTGAAGTGTGAATTTACAGTGTAAATTCATTTAATATGCGTATTGTTCATTTATTGACTCGCTTGTTATAATGCCGTGAAACGAACAGGGGCGCATTGAAATGGAAAAGACTAAAAACGTCATTAGTGATGTAGTTAAAGCGAATAAGGATGGTTCTTATCGTTTTATCCTATCCACTGATGCCAAAGATTCTGATAACGACATCATCTACCAGGACGGTTGGGATATGTCACGCGCAAAAGACCACCTGCCTGCACTATGGATGCATGATCATCACAAACTACCAGTTGGACGTTGGAAAAACGTAAAAGTAACTGGCGGTAAACTGGTTGGCGATCTTGAACTAGCACCTGCTGAATCAAGTGGTTTTCAAAAAGCTATCAATTCCCTAGTAGACAATGGATTCATCAAGGCGGTATCTGTCGGCTTTAGAGCTAAAGAATACAATGAACGCAAAGACGATGATGGTTACGGCTATGACATCACTAAGGCCCAACTTCACGAAGTTAGCCTAGTTAATGTTGGCGCACAGCCAGAAGCATTGGCACTAGCAAAATCATTCTGTCCAGATTTCGATGCCGAGTTAGGTGAAATCGAGACAACCAAAAGTGGTGAAGATGTGGATCTGAAACCTGCTTCGAGTGAGAAGAAACCAAAACCTACACCTAACTTAGATAAAGCCAAATCAATCATCGAAGGATGGAAATAATGAAACTGTATTCTCAAAAGATTAAAGCGTTAGAAGAGCGCATTTCTCAGCTTAAAGATTCTGTTCTTGCTACTACTAAATCAGTAGAAGAAGGCAAAGATCTTTCTGACGAACAATCAATGCTAATCAACGAAGCGCAGGCTGAAATTGAAAAAGCACAGCGTAACATCGAGACTTTCCAAAACGCTGAAAAAGCGATGTCTGCAAACCTATCTGCACCTGCAGTAGTTAAAGCTGGCAACATCCAAGATAAAGAACGTCCTAAAGCGGATCTTCTAATCAAACAAGCAACTGCTACTCTAGTCGGCCATCTTCGCAATGCACCTGCAGAAGTTGTTGCGGAAAGCCTATACCAAAAAGATGCAGGCGCTGTTGATTTCATCAAGGCAACTGTTAACCCTGCTACGACTACTACTGCTGGTTGGGCTGCTGAACTTGTCCAAGAGCAATACGGCCAGTTCATGGAAGCACTTCGCCCACTGTCTGTTTACTCTCAAGTGGCAGCGATGGGTACTTCTATCCCATTCGGCGGCGGTAACTCAGTTACATTTCCAGCAGAAGGTACTACTGGCGGTCTAGCTGGCAGCTTTGTTGGTGAAGGCAACCTTATCCCGGTTAAAAAAGGCAACTTCACTTCTGCAGTTGTTAACCGTTACAAAATGGCTGTTATCTCTAACTTCACATCAGAGATTCTTCGCAGCTCAACACCTTCAATCGAAGCGCTTGTACGTGACATCATCCTAAAAGATACTGCGGAATCTATCGATAGCGCGTTCTTCGGTTCTGGTGCTGCTAAAGCAGGTATTCGCCCTGCAGGTCTGCTTAACGGTGTGACTGGTACTGCTACTGCTGGTAATACTGTTGCTAATATCGTTACTGATATTAAGGCACTTGTATCACCTATCATTGCTGCTGGTGGTAATTCAAATGGCATCGTTCTAGTTATGAACGAAGAACATCTATTGGGCCTACAAACTGTTACTACTGCTGCTGGTACGTTTGCATTCCGTTCAGATCTTGCATCTGGCAACCTGCTAGGCTACAAAGTTGTTGCTTCTAACACTATCCCTAAAGGTACTGTTGCTTCTATCTATGCACCTGCTATTGCGTCTGCATTCGATGCGCCATCGTTTGAAACATCTAACAGCGCAGTTATCATCCAGGCTTCTGATACTGGTGCTAAACCAGTTGTTGGTGATTACGATACAGGTGATGGCCATACTGTTGGTGCTGCAGTTAACGATGCTACAAACAACCCATCAGTAACCACTATGTTCCAACAAGATATGATCGCACTACGCATGATCATGCCTCTATCTTGGGTAATGCGTCGCGCTAACATGGTTCAATCTGTTACTGCTGTTAAGTGGTAATCGATAGCCAATCATAGGATATGCGCTAATTAAGCCACTGCATTTAGCGGTGGCTTTTTTCATTGAGGATAGTAAATGTTTTGTATTTATAAGCGCGATGGTGTTGACGAAAGTATCTATTACGTTGATACGCAAAAGCAGTTGGATGATGAGTTAGCAAAGGGTTCACGCATTAACGCTACTGGCGCTGATTTTTCAAAGATTAACTTTGAGCAAGAACTAGCAAAGATAACCAAAAAGAAGCCTGCTAAAAAGGTAGTGGCGAAAACTACTTCTGCTAAGAAAAAAGCATCCTCTAAAACTGAATAACTAAAGGTCTGTTATGTTTGGATTCGCCAGGAAAAAGAAAAAATTGCAGGAAGAAAAATCAACTGTAAACACGCATGATGGTTTTGTTTTGGATACCAGTTATGGCATGGGTTGGTTTCAAGAGGGTAAAGGTAGGGGAAGTTCTGAACATAACGGTGTCGTGGATGCTTGCATTAGAATGCACAGCCAGATAATCGGACAGATGCCTATCCAGCACTACAAAAAGGTGGCAGATGGTTCGTGGGAACTGCAGGAAAATAGCAAAGTAGTAAAGCTACTCAATAAGCCGAATGGCTATGAAACAAAATCTGTGTTCATGGAATCCCTGGTTAACTCGCTGCTATACACTGGCAATACATATGCCTATGCAGAGCGCAACGGTGGCCAGTATTCATCGCTTCATCTAATGCATCCATATGGTTCAAGAGCGCAGTTTGTTAAAGATGAATCTGGCACTCACCTAGTCTATACAGTTAACCATGGCTCAAACATGCCGATCACTACTGAAAATGTAGTGATGCCTAGAAACATGCTTCACGTAAAGATCTTCCCAGAAAGTTACGATCGACTTCGCGGTAGAACACCAATTGAAAAGCATGGCGCTGCTGTAGCGACAAACGATGCTATCAATGAAAGTCAGAGATTCTTTTTTAGAAATCGCCAGCGTCCATCTGGTGTTATGTCTACTGACATTCCACTAAACCGTGAGCAGATTAGCCAGCTACGAGCAGCATTCAAAGAACAGGCAGGTGAAATGGAACAGGGCGGAATCCCAGTTCTTGGCGGTGGTCTTAAATTCCAGCCTATTTCAGTTTCTACTCAAGATGCACAGTTACTAACTGCGCTACGAATGAGCAAGCAAGATATCGCTAATGCATTCGGTATGCCTTTAGGCCTTATAGACCAGGTTCAATCTACTGATGGAAACCTGGAAGCATTAATCAACCACTGGATGACAACTGGACTCGCTTATCTGATGGAAGTGATCGCTGAAACCATTAGTGATTTCTTTGATATGGATAGCTCAAAAGAAAAGATTGTCCTGGATGAAAAATCCATTAAGCGAACTTTATTTAGAGAACGACTAGAAGCATTGGGCACTGCTGTTCAACGTGCAGTTTATTCACCTAACGAAGCTAGGGCTATCGAGGGGCTTCCACCAGTAGAAGGTGGCGATAAGCCATATCTACAGCAGCAAATGATTGCAGTCGGCAGTATTAACCCTACACAGGTCCAGGCAACGCAAAACCTGCAAAACCAACAAGAGCAAGTAGCAGCACCAGTAACAGAGGCGGAGACTGAATAATGGAAGTAGTTACAAGAGAAATCTTAGTTGAAAGCCTAAAGAACGTCCGTTCTGGCATTCGCAAGGATGTAGAAAAGAAGATTAACGAAACCAAGTTTGAAATTAACCTAAACGATATTTCGCCAGTGTCAGATTGCAAGGATGTAGGAGTACCTAAGCAGGGTTTTATCGTTAAGCATGCTGGTGGCCTATTTATCAGCAAAAGAGCCACTACTGGCGATCCTGGCCAAGATCCACATGGTTATGATGTGTTGGTTGATGGTCTATCTGATATCACAATCAAAAATGATGATGCAGTTATTCAAGTATCAACTACCACCAGCGCAGGCAAAGAAGTAAATCATAAGTTTATGATTGATGTTCCACAGTTCCAGGGAGCATTCAGAAAGGGCATCGAATACCGAACTGGCGCAATTGTCATTAAAGACAAAAAAGCAGTAATCATGGATAAGGATGGAAGCTGGCGCTTATACACCTACATCGATGAAACGATGATCAAGGGTGAACCTGGTAAGCGTGGCCCTAAAGGACTGGATGGTAAAACACCGGTCAAAGGTGTTGATTACTTCGATGGAAAAGATGGAAAGCCTGGCGAGCCTGGTAAGCCTGGCGAACCTGGTTATACGCCTATCAAGAACATTGATTACTTTGATGGGAAAGATGGAAAGCCTGGCGAACCTGGTGAACCTGGTTATACACCGGTAAAGGGTGTGGATTACTTTGATGGCGAGCAAGGAAAGCCTGGCAAAGATGCCATGAGTGATGAGCAGGTTATAAAGCATCTGGACACGCTATTCACAGTTTATGCAGAGGAAATGCAACAAAAGATGGTTGAGACTGTTGCAGAGGTTATTAAGAATTTCGTTCCTATTGATAACTTTGATAAGGCGATGAGTTCCATCGATGAGAAGTTTGAAAACGTTAATACTAACTTTGCGAAGGCAATGCACAATATTGAAGGTGGTAAGAAATGATTGGCGATCCAAAAAATTCAACTAATGGTGTAGTCACTATTTCTGACGTAGAACCAATCCAGCCACAAGATGGGGCGTTATGGTTCGACACTTCATCAAATGGCCTAAAGGTTTATATCCAAGGCGCTTATTTAGCTATTGCTGGTGGCGGTAGTGGTGGCGGTAGTGGTGGCGGTATCAGTACGGTTAATGGAATTGGTCCAGATGTTCACGGAAACCTGGTACTAACTGCAGCAAACCTTAACGCATTATCTGCTAGTGATATTGATGGAATGGTTAAGACCATCAACGCAAAACATGCAGACTCCAACGGGTTAGTGACTCTAACTGCAGCAGATCTAAGTGCATACACAACGCAACAAGTCGATACTGCATTAGCACTAAAGGCCGATAAATCCGATCTCGCTGCTAAAGCTGATGTAGGTGATTCATATACCAAGGCCCAGGCAGATTCAAAGTTTGAAACTAAAACCCAAAGCCTAGCAAAGACTGGTGATCTATCTTCACTAACAACCACTGACAAGGGAAGCCTGGTTGAGGCTATCAATGAGATTGATGCTAAACCTACTGGCGGTGGTGGTGGAACATCAGTGTCGGTTGCTACGAATGTAGAAGCTGATGCAGGAACGAATAATACAAGATTCATTTCCCCAAAAGTGTTGAAGCATGTTTTAGATCCAATTAAATCAAGTGTAACTACTAAAGCCAACGCTGCAGACGTTTATACAAAAACGCAAGCAGATGCAAAGTATGCTGCTAAAACTGCACTTAACTCCAAGGCGGCAACTGCTGATGTTGGTGATAAGACAGCATTGACCACAACTGCAAAAGGTTCGCTAGTTGAAGCAATCAATGAAGTAAATGCGAAGCCAAGTGGTGGCACAGGAACAGCAGTAGCAGCAGCAAGCCAGGCAGAAGTTGATGCAGGAACTGTTGCTAATAAGTATGTTTCACCAAAAACGCTAAAGTCTATTTCTGATCAAGTATCTGAAACAAATTCGCACCTTGTTAATGTTAGCCGTGATGTTGGTAACGTGCAGGGTTTGACAACAGCACAACACTCGCTGGTTGATGCAATTAATGCGTTGGAGGCAAGCGCTGGTGGCGGTGCTTCAGTAACAGTTGCAACAAACGCTGAAGCTGATGCTGGAACAAACAACACTAAGTTTATTTCACCAAAAGCTCTGAAGCACGTAGCAGACCCAATCAAGGCAAGCATACCAGCCGTTGCGACTACAGCAGATATTACGGCAGGAACAAGTTTAACCAAGTTCGTAAACCCAAAAGAACTTAATGATATAAAAAACTGGCTTGATACAAACAAGGCTGAAAAATCTTCTGTTTATGACCATACCCAAGCCGATGCAAGATTTCTGCAACTATCAGGCGGGGCAATTGCGGGTGATCTTTCTGTTGATGGCTCGCTTGATGCGCAATCGCTGAAAGTTTCCCAGTCTGGAAAGTGGGGCTTGGCAGTTGAACCAACTGGCACAACAACGGCAATGTTAAGCCCTGTTGATGATCGCGGTAATACCATTCACGACAACGGGTTATATTTTGATTCTAGCGATCTAGCTTGGAAGATTGGCGATGGCACAACAGGAACGCCAATTATTGGTCAAGGCGAAAGTGAACTTGGCCACATTGAATTTTCATTTATAAAGGGTTCTGGCGCGGGAAAGGTGGGATACGCCAATAATTGGGATAATAAAACTTTTGGCTCAATCACTAGCCAGCAAATAGACCCCGCACTTAAACTTGTGGCGTTTTTGGGTGGTGAACAGTCCATGAACGAAATACGACTTGCATTTGATCCAGCAACAACAAGTGAAGCCACAGTAAGGCAACTTGAAGATTTTAACTTGATGATAAAAGGGCAACCAGACACAGCGGTTTCGCTAAAGGAGAACGGGGGCATTTCCACCCTTGCGGGTGGCTTATCTTGGTATGTAATGTCAGATTCACCAACAGACGATTCAGGGCGCTTCCAGCAAGCCCTGAAAGATGTTGCTGATGGCCATATAGTAACCATTGTTATCTCAAAGCCTTCAGAGTTTTTAAGGGCAAGTGATGCGAGTGCAGAGTTTGTTGCAAAATCTTCAATTCACATTTCAACTTCAGCGCCAAGCGGTGGTTCTAATGGTGATATTTGGTATCAGGTGTAATCTATGGCAAGCATAAAGGTGAAACATTCGGGGGCATGGAAAGCCCCAAAAGCCGTTAAAGTGAAGCAAGGCGGTTCATGGAAGTCCGTCAAAAGTGTGTTTTTGAAGCGTGGCGGTTCTTGGGTGAAGGTATGGGCTTCATTCGCTCCAAACTTAACACTTACTAAGGCGCACTGGACAGCATCATCAGATACTTATGATGGCATGTATGCGGCACAACATCATGGTTCTGCTTCACCAGCAAATTTTCATGGAAGTGAAATAACACAGTTTTATGCAAAGCAATCATCACATGGGAGCTTGGTACGAATCGCATTGAAAGATGGCAGTACGATACCAGCACACCTAACGCTCAAGTTTGAATACAATGGAGCGGTTAGAACGCAGGTAATTCCTAAAGGTTCACACCTAAGTATCACAAAAGAAACCTTTTATGATCTTGATGGAACTGCTTCTGATCTTTACAAATATTTGAGACAGGGCGCAAATGGATCGCAACACAAGTTCATCATCAGTTAATTTTATTCACATGGAAGTGACACAACTAAGGAAAGGCAATGGCTTTTGATCTAGTAACGGCAAAAGAAAAATTGAGCATCACAGACACCAAGCAGGATGCATTGATAACAGCGACACTATCCCAGGTTCTGGTTCTCGTAGAAAAGTATTGTGATAGAAAGTTCCTGTTTGGCCAGGAAGAAGAACACTTTTACTGGATGGACGGCCAGCGTGAAATTGTTTTAGAACGATATCCTATCCAGTCGGTTACTTCTGTTAGTGGCGTTAATATCGACTTCATGGTTAACCATAAGATGGGACGACTAGAGTTTAGGCGCGGTGTTACCACCAAGGAAGCTATCGTGTCTTACGCTGGTGGATACGCTACTTTGCCTATCGATCTGGAAATGGCGCTGTGGTCCACATTCATGCACGTTTGGGGTTTAGGTTCTGGCGGTGCATTGGGCGGTGTATCAAGAATCAATATATCTGGTGTTGGTTCACTGTCTTATACGGATGAATCGATAGACCAGGCAATGGGCGGATTAATCCCTGCAGAGTCTGTTTCAATCCTAGAACTTTACAAGCGATGGGCGGTTTAAATGAATCCAGGTAATGATTTCAAAGCAGCATGGGAAACCATGATCGATGTGTCAGGTTCTGATTTTACTTACAAGGCATCTGATGGTTCTACCGGTTCGGTAAGAATGTTTTTTATGATAGTCGGAAAAGATGATGAGACACTGATCAACGCATTGGGCCTGGACGCACGAATAGCTGCAATCAAACCAGAAATCGATTTAGGTAAATATACGATTGTCACTTCACCAACTGGAAAGACATACAACGTTGAAGCATCGCATGAGGTGCTAGTTGACAACGTTCTAGTTGGTTATCGATTGTATCTTCTATAGGTGGTTATATGTCTGACTTGGTAGTTAGAGAAACATTTAGAGCCGAGGTTGAGCGCATAGCAAAAACTATTGGCATTCAATTCCATCCAACAATCAACAATCCCAACGACTCAATTAATGATGAACAATGGTGTACCACCAGCTTTTATTCATTCAACAATGAACTAGCTGGCTACGGTGATTGTGGCGTTGTAGAGCGTGGTGCATGTGACATAAACGTATATGTTCGCCCTGGTACTGGTGATGTTCAAGCAGCAACTTTTCTAAAAGGATTCATTGATGTTTTCAAAACTCAAAAGTGGTGCGAAGGCGTTAATGGTGTCCTGGTAGAATCAATAGATCCTATTGCCGATACGTTTAATGGTGACACAAGTAGATGGTATGCTATGAGTGTGTCACTGAACTATTACTATTCCGGACAATAGCGAATATAATCGAACACTCTATAGACAACAAAAGGTTATTATAATGGCTGTTACTTCTACAAAAGGTCTAGCGATCTATTTGGAAAAAGGCACTGCAGTAGCAGAGGAACTTTCACCTGCTTCTATCACTGCTGGTAAAGATCCTGTTATCACATTTGATGCTACTGGTAAGACTGTTGCAATTGGCGACACTATCACTGTTGGTAAATCTGGCATCGCTGCACTAGATGGCAAAACATGGGTTATCACTGCTTACGATGCTTCTACTGCTACTGCTGCAGAAGCTACACTAGGTGGCGCTGATGCAACTACTGGTACGCTTGATACTGCCAATGCGGAATTTGGCCATCTAAAGGCTACTGATTTCGTTAAGCTTTGTTTGAGTGGTGTAGATATTTCTGCAGGCTCAAGTTCAACTATCGATGTATCAACATTCTGTGGTCCTGCTGCGCTTCCAGGAAACCCTACAGCCGGTACGTTCACGTTTAGCGGTTACACTGACATTTCTGATTCTGGTTACATCGAACTTCTGGCAGCAGAAGCAGACGGCCAGCAACGTGTTATCAAGATTGACGTTCCAAACCAGGGCTACATGGTTGCAGATACAATCATCGGTTCTGTTGTTTGGGATCTTCCACTAGAAGGTTCAAGCGGTTATTCATTTAACGCTTCTCAATCTTCTGCTATGCGTCACTTATTCTAAGTCGCAATCAAGGGGCTAGTTGTTCTAGTCCCTTTTAACTACAAGGTAATGAAAATGCTTAAATCAAAAGAAATTCTGGGCTACACAATTAAAGAAGCAACTTACAAAGATGTTGCACCATTCATGCATGAAACAGACAAGCTAGTTGATCACCTATTAAAACTTTGTGTATTCAAAGATGGCGAACTATTGGGCGAAGATGTTCTAGCACTTGGCTTTAGCACTGTTCAAAAGCTTATCGTTGAAGTTATCGCTATTAACGGTTTGGGTGAAGAAACTGAAAAAAAGGGCTAACTCACTACCAGTTGTCCCTTCATAAACTTTGTTTAGAGATAGGTGGAATGACGGCAAGGGAACTTGCATCGCGTTTAACCTGGTCCGAATTTATGGACTGGCATTCATATTTTGAACATACATCGAAACCGGCCATCGAAGAACCACAGGAAATAGATTGGGAAACTGCAGACGTTAGCAAGGTTTTCAACATCCAAGGATAACAAATGGCTTCACCTATTAAACTTCCAGTTACCAGAAAGCGGACTGTAGAAATTGGTGGAGCTAATTTTACTGCTTCATCTTCCACTGCACTATTCGACTTCAAAAAAGTAACTACTGACGACATCCAAGCGATGATCGTCCAAACAGTTGAGCAAGAGATTCAGAAACAACTTCGATACGACAACACTGTATCTAGAATGATTGTTGATGATAGTGATATCAAACCACTTAGAAATGTCTACAAGATCGCTAGTGTCCAGTTTGGCAACTTTCTGGAAAAGGCGGTAATGCGCGCAGTAGAGAACGAACTGTTTTCTGCAATCGCTAGTAGGACGTTAAGCCATTCTGGACAGTTAAAGAATCGTTCAAATTGGGAATGGATCTTCATAGATAACAATGGCAAGAGAACAAAAATTAATGGTTCTCAAAACGTCAACATGGAGTTTGGCACTCAGTTAATTCTAATACCTAAAGACAATATCCCCTACGCTTCAAAGGTGAATGATAGGGTAGGCCAGCGCGGTTTCAGTCATACCTTAAAGAGTGGCAAGAACAAGGGAAACACCACACAAAGAAAGTGGGGTTACGCATTAGAGGCTGTAGAAAAGCTAAGGCGCAAATCACTGACTAAGGGATATTCAATAACTGTCGGATATTCTAGAAAGGCAGGTTCACATGAATACAAAGGTACTGGTACAAAAGATAGGAATGGCAAGCCACTAAAATATGCTGGTACGCCACTGACACTATTCATTTCAATTAGGGCAAAAACAAGGCGCGGATATCGCAGTCGAAATAGACAGGGGTTACATAGCTAATGGCTGATACTGAACGTATATATAAATTGACTGTGGATGCTAAACAAGCAATCGCGCAGTTAGAAAAGCTAAATAAGACGACTGCCAAGAGTGAAAAGTCACTTGCTAGTATGGCCAAAGTTCTTAATGTCGGTGCTGGATTCGCAATAGCTAAAGGTGCTTTTGAATCTTTAGGAAGATCTATGGAGCGTATGACCAACGCGACTAAGAAATTTGAGAACATGCAGATCCAGTTAAGGTCATTTGCTAGTGATTCTGGTGATGCTGCAGCAGCATTCGATCAGATATTCGATGCATCGCAGAAAGGCACTGCAAGCCTGGAAGAAGTTCAAAGAGCATTCGTAAACCTGCAGGCTGTTGGAAAGGATGCTACAAAATACCTGGACGCATTCAACGCTGCTGCATCGGCTTCTAGTGATAGTGCTGGTACGTTCCAGGCATTTACCGATCTTGTTACCAGAACGGTTTCTGGTGGTTTGGGCCTGGAAGATTTGAACAGGCTGGTGGACCGTGGTGTACCCGCATTCAAGATCCTGGATGATAAGTTAGGTGTCACCAGGACTGAAATTGTTAAGTTCGGTGCTAGTGCAGAAGGTGCAGGTAAGGTTGTAGATGCGCTGGTTGAAGGCATCAGGGAAAAATTCGGTTCTCTTAATGATCTAAAACTAGATTCCCTGGAAACAATCACGCAGCATTCTGCTGATTCAATGGAACGAATGTTAGCAACGATATCTGATGCTTCTGGTCTTACTAATTCCTGGAAGAACTACATGGCAGATATGGGTGAGCTGTCAAATAGGGTTTCAGAAAACCTAAAGCCACTAGCTGAACTGAACAGACAGATCCGCGAAATTAGTGTTACTACCGGTTTTGAATCTTCGACTCAAAGAAGAATACTGGCGCTGCAGAAAGAGCGCGCAGCACTGGATAAAAACTCGCAGGCATGGGCTGATAAGACCAGAGAGCAGTTTAAGCTACAGCAAGATCTAGATAATCAAAAAGGTCTAGGTGAGCAGTTAACTATTCAGCGCGATATCTTAAATGAAATGCGCATCCAGTACGGTGCGATCACGATTGAACAGGCACGACTTTCTGACAATCCAGAATTACGGGAATTCGCTGCCAAATGGGATAAAGCTGCTGAATCAGTGAAGGCGTATCGTGACGCAGCAAAAGAGGCCAACAATGTTATCGTTGCAGAGAAGGTAGGCATTAAAGAAGGCGATCTTAAAAAGATTCGTGATTTCGTTGCTGCACTTGAAAAGGCAAACAGAACACCATTAGAGAAATTGGGCGATAGCATCAAGACGGTCCAGGGCCATATTGACGAGCTTAGAAAGTATGGTGATAAGTACACAGACACTATCAAAGCACTGCTGGTCCAGTTAGGCATACTGCAACAAAAGCAGGCGAAGATTGCTGCTGAACCAATGCTAAAGCAGAAAAAGTCATTCGATGATTTAATGAAATCGATTGAGGCACTAAATAAAACATCAGATAAATTTACTTCTATCCAGGAGCGAATTAATAAGATGGCGCACGATACTGCTTCTGGTTTGAAGATGCAGCAAGAGGCGCAGGAAGCGTTAAACAAGGCTATGGCTGTTGCCGCGCAGAATGAAGCTAATGATAACTTTGTATCACGAATGTCAGATTACGCTAATGCTACCAATGAGCTAGAAGCATCGATAGCGCCTGCAATATCGAACCTACAGCAATATAAAAATGTTGTTGCAGAAATACAGGAACGACTAGAAAACGGCACATATTCACAGATTGAGTTCAACAAGCAGATGGACAATGCTAAAGAACATTTCAAGATAAATGCACAGGGCTTTTCTGATATGGATAAGAGCGCGCAAACATTCAGCGTTAATATTCAGAAGGCATTAGGCAAGATTGTAGTTAGCGGAATCAAAGATCTTGGCGATTCAATTTGGGATATGGCGACTAAAGGAAAAGCAAGTTTTGCGGATCTAGCTACTAGCGTTATTGATTCTATTGGCAGAATGTTGACTCAAATGGCATTGCTTAAAGGCATGGGTTCTATATTCGGTACTAATGGCGCAGGCAACATAGACTTTTCTAACATCTTCGATGAACCTTTATCGATCATGAAGTCCAACGTTTCACTATCTGCTTTCCCTACGCATGATGGGAATGGCAATTCCCTGGTTGGTTCTGCACCACCAGCAGATAACTATTCTTCTAATGATTCGCTAGTCACTTTAATCAATAAACAGAGAAGTGCGCAGAATGCATCAAGCAATTCAGGTTCAGTTAATGTTGTTGTTAATAACAATGCTAGTGGTATCCAAACGAATGTAAGCCAGAAGCAGGATGCGTCTGGTGCGCGTCAATTAATTATCGATGTTGTTAAGGGTGGCGTAGAGTCCGGTGAACTAGATGATACAATGACTGGCGCATTCGGATTAGTTAGGCAGGGTTGGTAATGGCAATAAATACCGTAGATTGGCCAGATGGTTTACCTAAGTGTCCACAGTCATTCAGTGAGACATTCAAGGATAGCAATGTTAGGTCAAAAACTGATTTTGGCAGTTCAAAGGTTCGTTCCAGGTACACACGTTCAGTACGTGTTGTCACTATAGGCTACACCAGGCCACGAAACGAATATGATGCCTGGTCGGATTGGTTTGAAAATGTTTTGGGTCATGGGCTGGTGGCGTTTAATTACATTCACCCATACACCGGTAAGGTTATGAAGCTTAGAATGATAGGGATGCCACAAGTTAATTTAACTGCGCGAGCATTCCGTTTCCAAATCAAAGCAGAAGAAGTTGTTAGCTAATGAGAACTTTATCTACACAGGCATACGATGCTGCAATTTCAGATGATGGCAATGGCGAGGTGTTCCTTGCCATCATGCATATTGATGGTGGTGGCAGTTATGAATATCACCTGGTTAATAACCTGGAAGATATGACTGGAAAATCTGGCCAGGTGTATAACGCCTATCCATTCGATCTTATCCTTCCAAGTGATACTAAGGGAACTATTCAAACCATCCAGTTAACGATTGATAACGTAGATCGCATGCTGGTGAACATGCTGCGAAATGTTAGTGAGCCTCCAAAAATCACATTAAAGGTTGTTGTTGCTTCTACCATGGATGATGAGAATCCAGAGATCCAGGTGGATGATTTGTTTCTTACTAACACTTCATGGGATGCATCAACCATCACTGGAACGTTGGCAGTTGATTCAATATTCAACCAGAAGTTTCCATCGAATGGCGAAGCATATTCACCACTTCAATTTTCTGGATTGTTCTAGTGATAGATGTTTCAAACTATCTGAATATTGATTATCGAAAACCACTTGAACCAGGTCCAGGAATGCACTGTTGGGAACTTTCGTACAAGATTCTCACAGAGGTATTTGCAATATGCTGCACCGATTTCGATGAGTGTCCAGAGCATGAAGCCATGGACAAGTTCATTGCTGATGTCGATAGCTGGTGGCCAGTTGCAGAGCCAATACCTGGGCTGCTGGTAATATTTAAAATCGGTTCTTATTACCACTGCGGTGTGATGATAAGTAACAGGCAGTTCATACACGTTCTACAGGGCAGAAGAAGTGTTATAGAGGATGTTGAAAACCGTATATGGAAAAAACGCATAGAAGGCTTTTATAGATGGGCGCACTAACTACAAACAATGCATGGAAGAATAACGAATCACTACGCCAGGTTGATTTTGCCGGTGGTGACAAGCTGTTAGATCTCGTAATTAGGGAGGGATATTCTCAAGTCGAGATCAATAATATGACTGCCGTAATCAACGGTGAAGTTGAAAGGCGCTGGCACGATTACGAAATGAATAGCACCGATAATGTTGCTGTTCTTATGCTGCCTGCTGGCCACGGTGGTGGAGCTAAGAAGGCGGTAACTGCTATCGCTGGTATTGCACTAACTGTCGCTTCCATGGGTGTTGGCGCTGTTGTGGCTGCATCGTATGGTGTTATCGCTGGTGGTGTTGCGAGTGTTGCCGTATCGATGGCTGGTTCACTTGTCATGGGCGCTATTGCAAAGCACATGATAAAGACACCGGCACAGCATAATTCAACTGCAGCGCAGGCCGATCCGTTCCTGGACATTGCACCATCATCAAATGTGGCGCAGCAATATGGAGTTGTCCCAACCGTTCTAGGTCGGATGCGCATATATCCTAGATTGATAGCGCAGCCAGAAATAACGACTGTCGGTGATCACCGAGAAATAATCCAGGCATTCGATTTTGGTTTTGGTGAGCTTGTACTGCAGGATGAGCAGTTCGGTGATTTGAACCTATCTAGTGCTAATTCAGTGATCAAAAACATTAAGCATCAACCATTCGGGCCTGGCGATGATTTGCAGTTGGCCTATAAAGATATTCGTGGCATCCAGATATCAAACGGAGAACTAAAGGATACAAACGATCTAGCAGCATTTTCTACACCACAACTAACTAAAGAAGTGCTGGTGGAAATTGCGTTCCCTAGTGGTCTGATTAAATACAATGACAATGGAGATAAAACAGGTACTTCGCTGCAGGCTAAGGTTCAAGTTCGCAAAGTCGGTGGTACAGGTTGGTTTGATGCTTTTGACGTAAACGATTTAGTTTCTGATTATCGAAAAAATTCCACAAAGGAAGTTAACGTAACGTCTAACAGTTCATTGCTGCTTATCGGTGGCAAGGTCCAGGGCGGTGTTCGTGCTGGATTCAATATTAGGTTTAAAGATCCAGGTGAATACGAGTTCCATATCACCAGGCTATCACCAGACCATACAGCCGATAACGAAATGAACCAGGGTGTAGTTGATTTCGCCAGGGCTACGCTCGAAACCGGCAGCAAGATAATTGACCTTATTGGTGGTGTTGAACACACTGTCGTTGAACTGCAGGTTAAAGGTACTCAGTCCGTAAATGGAACTTTAGATAACTATTCCGCCATTGCCACTTCAAAGGTTTGGGTATGGGATGGCCACGACTGGACTAAGAAGGCATCTAGAAATCCAGCATGGCTTTATCTTCACTGTTTGATTTGCGGACAAAACCGTAAACGACTGGATGTTAAGGATGCACACGGAAAGCCAGTAACATCCAAAGTGATGAAGAAGGTGGATCTTAATGAACTAAAAGAGTGGGCCGATTGGTGTGATGATAGTACGCACATAAAACCATTCACATGCGATCTTCTGGTAAGTGGTTCGACCACCTTAAAAGAGCTACTAACAACGATTGCATCATGCGGACTTGCAACACCTACAATGGCCGATGGAAGAATCTCGATTGTATGGGAAGCTAAGTTACGCCAGCCTGTCCAGGTAATCACACCATACAATGCCAGCAATATTTCCGCTCGAATGTCTTACTCAAAACGAATTAACGGTGTGAAGGTTCGTTTTAGAAATGAAGAAATCGGATACGACCAGGATGAAATCATCGTTAACCGTGATTTCGATTTAGTTGATTCTAATAACCTTCCAGACAGATTGCAGGATTACGATTCGATTGATTTGCCAGGAACAACAAACGTAACTCAAGCAACGATCTTGGGTCGCTTCTATATGTCGCAGGAGATCCTTCGCAGAGAAGAAGTTACATTCAATATGGATATTGAAAACCTTGTATTGAATCGTGGCGATGTTCTGGCGCTGTGGACCGATGTTCTGAAAGATGTTGGTGTAAGTTCACGAATCGATTCTATTGATACTCAAGTTGGTTCTAGTGCAATTACTCTAAACATGCACGATGATATCCCACCAACCAATTCAACTAACATCCAGTTAAGAAATGGTAAGATCCTTCCCATAAAGACTGTGGATAAGAACAGCATTATTGTTGATAGTTCATTGCATAACTTTGAAGTTGGCGAGCTGCTAATTGTCGGCACTGCGGATATTGAGAAATCAAACTACATTGTTACTGACATAAGAGCAGGAAAGGATCTATCGGCAAGTATTACTGCTATGGAATATGGCAATGGCTCTATTTATAGGTCCACGATATCTGGCCACGCAATACCGGATAGAGAAAAGAAACCAGGCTATGACGTAAACGGAAAGATAGCAGCACCTGCATTGAGTTCGTTTGTTGATGATCTTGTTATTGCCAGGAAGCGAAACTATAGAATCACTTTGATATGGACTAACTCACACGCAGTTGTTCACCATTACATCATTACTGATGAAGCCGGTAATGTAATCGGCACTACAGAAGAAACCACATTCCAGTTACAAGATGTTCCAGATACTTCACTAGCTGGTGATGAAACCAGGAAGTACACGGTTACGCCTGTTTCTGTTACTGGTATTCTAGGTGGTTCTGCTTCAACACAGGTAACGCTTCATAAAGATAGAACAAAACCATTTGATGTAACGGAGTTCAGCGCAAACGTGCAGGACCAGTCCACACACTTAACCTGGCGCGCAGTTGACCAGGATGATGTTAGTGGTTATGAGATTCGTTATTCAAATCAAATCGGTGGTGCTATTTGGGAAAACTCAGTGCGAGTTGTCGATTACCTTCCATTCGATTCAACTGATGCAGTAGTACCTTCCAGGATTGGAACATACTTCATTAAGGCATTCGATAGTTCGGGTAACTATTCCAACAAGGCTAACGAAACATATACGCAAATCGGAACACTCGATTACAACGTATTGAAGCAAGTGATTTCACCAGCACCAGCATCAGGCGGAAAGTGGGTAAACGTTGCCGGCAGTACCAACATACAGACTGCCAATGGTGGTAACACAATCCAGTTAACCAAGGGCGCAAGGTATGGTGTCTATCAGCACATGGAAGGCAGCGATGATTTCATAGATTTGGGCCAGGTAGAAAAGATCCACCTATCATCTGATGTGTCTATGAATGTAACGATACCTGGTGAAGAATTGGATAGCGCCTGGTTCAATCCATTGGCACATGCGACACCAATTTCACCAGCACTAGCGCAAACACCTAACATCGCGGATGCGCAGGTTTACTATTCGGTTAGTAAGGATGGCACTAACTACAGTGATTACACGCGACTGTTCGCAACTGATTCTGAATTTAGATACATCAAAATGCAGGTTCGTTTGTATTCTAGGGATGGTTCAGCAACGCCTACAGTTGCTAATGCTACTATTCAGCTTGATTTCATTAAGCGTTATGAGCATGGCAACGATCTAGTTATCCCTGCAGCCGGTAAGCCGGTTACTTTTACAAATGCGTATGCTACAACACCATCTATCGCATTAACGCTGCAAAGTGGCACAGGTGGCGATACAGCGAAGATAACGAATGCTTCTGCCACCGGTTTCACGATTCACATCTTTGATAAAGACGGTACAGAAGTTGGTTCTAGAAACAACGGTAAAGTCGATTGGACTGCTATCGGTCACGGCAAGATTATATAAGGAATAACGATGCCACAGATTCAAAATCCCCCACATGATATTGTCGCTGCTACCGATACTGGCAGTGACTTAACAGCTTATTACAACAAGTTCATGCACGCTTTTATCAGTATGAATGCAGGACAGACACCACCAGGATACGCAGAATCTGGAACTATCTGGTTTGATACGTCCACCAACGAAAACAAGCTTAAAGTGTTCTATGGTGACTGGCATGAAGTAGTAACCAAAGCTACTACATCATCTACTATTGATCTTTCACTTATCCCAGATGCAGCCGTGGGCGGTGTAAGGGGTATTGTGTCCCTGGTTGATTCGGTTACTAGCTCAAGTGTTGGTACTGCTGCAACACCAAAATCAGTTAAAGAAGCTTATGATGCCGCAGTTGCTGCACAAAATACTGCAGATGGTAAAGCTGATAAGAGTCACGTTCATACTGCAGCGCAAATCAGCACTGGTGTTCTAGCAGAGGCCCGATTGCCTTATGCAGTTCCTGGTACTACTTCAACATCAAAGAAAGGCGCGGTGCGCCTGGTATGGTCCGCATCAAGTAAAACATTGAACATCTATACACACTAAGGTTTGTTATGACTTTGCAAATAGAAGGCACGACCATTCCAGAGCAGATGGGAAAGGTCAAGTTTAATGACACCAACGTTCAGATACTAAAGCTAAACGATGTCACGATATGGCAGGCAAACATTTCCATTAGCAAAAGCGGCATCAGAAAGCGTGGGACATACAATCTATGGAATGAGTTGGGTTCAAAAGCCGGTATAGGTTCACCAACTGGAAGAACATGGACATTCACGTTTACCAGTTGTCACTTTTCTGGTGATAGCACTAGCGGATATGCTTTTGATGTTGGTAACTTCCCCGAAAACTCGCATGTAGTAATCATATTTGACCGATGTGTTATCGTTGGCCAGGGCGGGCAAGGCGGATCTTCATTGCTACTTGCTGGTTCAAGCCAGCAGCGTGGACAGACATTTAGCCATACTAGGTTTATTGGTGATGTTCATAATGGAAGTCATGGGGGCACTGCTTTTCGTGGTGGATACCAAAACAAACACATGCGAGTTGATGTTTACCTAAAATCTGGAACAACATTAGGCGCTGGTGGCGGTGGCGGTGGCGCTTTAATCGTATCGCAATGGGTTGGTTTGCCGAATGGCTGGCCTAGAGGCTATGTAGGTTTGCAGTCTGTTTCTGGTTCTGGCGGTGCTGGCTACGGTCGCGGTGGTGATGCTAGGGTTCAAGGTAGTTCATCAGTCGGTGCAGCAATAGGTGCTGCTACTAACAAACAGGCTGGACACGCAGGTACTGAAACAGGTGCTGGATCGAAAATCACGATTCACCAGGGATCTGGAATTTACGCTACTACTTACTACAGCGGTGCTGGTGGCGGTTTGGGAAGATCTGGCGGTGCAGCAGCACCACAGTCAGGAGCTAAAGAAGGTTTTCAATTCTGGTCTGTCAGTCATGGTGGTGAGGCAGGATATTCATTTGTTAAGTATGGCAGCAATACAGATTTGAGGGTTCGACACGAAAGCGGATCTCACCTATACAATGGCAAGTCTGTTGCAGGAACGCACTTCCAAAACTTGTAATTATTTAGACCACTTAACGGTGGTCTTTTTTTTGTACCAAAGAAAAGTGTGCATATATTGGTGTATATAAATCTGTGGATAATGCTGTTTGCCTAGCAATGTATAGGCTGGAACTGTAATAAATCATTACAGTTTCAAGGGGATAATAGAAAATTCTTTTGTTCTAGAATAAATAAAACAAATACTTAACTGATAGACTTAACGTAGAACTGATAATAAACGGATTTTGAGGAGGTAAAATGACACGTTTACTGGCTATCGTTATATTGATTGCCCTAGCTTTTCTGTTTGTACGGTATAACACCAACGAAAAGCTACAGAAATGGGTCGTTATAGTGTTATCTGGTGCCTTCGTAGTCTACACTGCGGTGTTGATGATTACTGAATTGATTCACTAATGGAGAAGTGTGTGGTTGATAAAAAAAATGTATCCAGCATGTTCGCTCGTGCAGGCAACACAAAAACTACGGTTTTAGCCGGCGTTGTTTGTTTTGCACTTGGAGTGGCAGCGGGGAGCGCGTTTATTTCACACAATACCAATCAAGAGATTATTGTTGAAAGAGAAAATCACCAAAAAATCATTCAAGAGCACTCAACATTAGTATCAGTAAACAATCAACTTCGCTCCGACTTGTCTGAAGCAGAGCAAACCCTCACCACGACGAACGAGCGTGAACAAAAAACAGCGCAATCTGTGACTGAATTTCAAGGTAAGTCAGCAGAACTGCAGAAAGACAATCAAAAGCTTTCAGCTGAACTCAAGCAACTAAAAAGTACGCTTGAGGAGCAAGAAACGGCTGTGGAAGAACTGACCGCAAGCAATGAAGCGCTGAAAGAGCGCACTGAAATACAAAATAACGTCTTAGAGACCTCTAAAGTTTTCTTCCAAGACCAGCTGCGTTTACAACAGGAAGTCAATGAACTCCATACTCAGCGCGCAAAACTCATCAACACCCTCAATAGCCTTGTTAAAGAGTGTCAGATTTATTTGGATGGCACGAGCTGGGATGCCAAATCAGACTCTTGCGATCGTAAAAAAGTCGCCTCCGATAGGCTTAAGAAGATCGATGAGAGTATCGATGCTAAACAAGCTAAAATTGTCAAAATCGATCAAACCAGTGAAGCCATAGGATTGCAGAAAAAATCGCAATAG